ACGGTTTATCAACTGTCTACGCCTTTCTTTAGCAGCACGTAGAGCTTGCGGTTTAAGTTTTCGTTTCCTCTCCTTCTTGGAGTGGTGTTGCCAGTTTGGTGTATTCATGACCACAATCGTTTTTGAACCTTATCACCTATTTCTGGAAGACCAGTTATAGCACTCTGTAGTTTACTCAAATCTCTTTTCAATTCATACACTTCTCTTTTAAGTGCTTGAATTTCTTCATGATCTGTCATATTTATCGATAAAAGAAAAAAACTTGATTACATCTATATTGACTAAAAAATGTATCATTAGTAATATTCATACCATGAGGAAATTTAGATCCGTCAAAAAGACACAAACTATTATACCTTGATTTAAATGATTTTACAACAGAGTAATTTTCTTTAGGTCTCCAACACAAATACTGTTCTGGCATAGACATTGAATAACTCCACTCAAAACTATTCAAAACTTTAGGATCATATAGATTTGTTCCAGAATCTTCCTCATCTTTATTCAAATAAACTATACCATTATATCCACCATCTATATGTGGCCACCAAAAACAATTATTATAATCATTAAAATCACCATGAAAAAATTTAGTCATATTAGTAGAAATATCACAATTAGGATACCTCTGCTTACATAACTTACTCAGAAATTCATAAACAGGAACTAATCTAAGATCTCTCTGTATTAATCTCTTATCATTAAAATGAACAGTATTAAAAGATGGTTTTTGTTCTGCCTTCCACAAAGGAACATCCCTATTAAATAGGTAGTCAAAAACTTCTTCAGGATCCTTATAAAAATTATCTACAATATAAACTTTTGAATCTAATATAATTTCTTCTTTTACTTGTAGATTATCACTTAATTCAAACACATTATTCCTTTACTGCCTTACAATCCCAACCTTTACCCCATATAAACGGTTCAGCAGTAGCATCCTTTTTAAGTTTGAACACCTTTCTATCATCCTTTGTTTGTGTCCATCTGTTGTCACCAGCATAGTACATAGTTGCTGAACCCAACAAACTGGTTTTTGTAATATGATATGCCATAATTAGTTTAAATTAAATGATATTATAGTTCTATCTATATTACTATAATTTGGAGGAGCCATATGTGATAAATTTGAAGGGAAAATAATAAGATCTCCTTCCGTTATATCTAGATCTTTATTTTCAAAATCGCCATACTCTGCCATAAAAGGAGAAAAGAATCTAGTTCCCTTATGATAGTCACTATTATATTCAGCATAAAATACAGCAGAATATCCAACAGGACCATGAGTATGTGGTTGAAAATAATCACCATCCTTATACCTATGACACCACATCTTTGTTAATCTTTGAAACTTATATGGTGCTACTTTATGAAATTCATCAATATAAGGTCTTATTATTTCATGAAAACTATTACCATATTCTGGAATATCCTTACCAATCCAATAATCAGCAAATGATATATTTTCATCTATAGCTTCTTTATTATCAAAAGGTATTAAAGATAAAATATAATCTTTCTTATCTTTCCATTCTTTAATATGAACTCTATGGAGAGATATTTCAAATAAAGAAACCTTTTCCATTAAGAAGCAATCCTAGAAAATCCTTTAACCTTTTCAAATCTAATTACACTATTAAATTTATCATGAAGATCTGCTTTATGAGATATAACAAATATATTAGCATCTTTGATTACAAAACGAATGATTTTAAGGAACTCATCTGTACCAAACCCATCAAGAGAACTATCAAAGATCTCATCCATAATTAAAAGATTAGTATTGACAGAGTTCTTAACCCTAGCAACTTCTCTCCAAGTGAATAAAAGTGCAAGGTCAATTCTCATCTTCTCACCCTCAGAAAAAGAAGCATAAGAAAATCTTTCATGAATTGGAGATTCAATCGTTTCGTTAAATTCCTCATCCAATTTAAAATTAATATAAAAATCCATCAACTGAAGATAACGGTTTACCTGTTGATTAATAAGAGGAAGATATCTTTTAATAATTTTTGTCTTTACTCCATCATCCTTTAACAGAGAATATGCGAAGTCATGATACATAACCTCTTCTTTCTTATCTGCTAATTTTTTATATAATTGCTGGAGATTTTCGTTAAACTCTGCTAATTTTCCTTGCTCAGTATTTCTGTTTGCATGCTGGTCGGTAAGTCTCTGAATTTCCGATTCCAAATCCCTGATCTGTCTGTTACATCCAGAGATGATAGTATGGTTTTTAGAAATGCCATTGTTGAGTTTAGTAATCTCCTTTGATAGTTTTGTAAACTGATGCTCTCGTTCCTCTTCTTTTTGAATTGCTTCCTCTAGTTCCCTGTAACCAAGTTGCAACTCCTTTGCTTTAGATTGAGCATCAGCAATTCTATTTACACGAAACTCTTCTTCTATATCCTGAGTACAAGTAGGACATACCGTATTATCTGTGAAAAACTTATGTTCTTTAGTTATTGTTGCTACTTTTTGAGTTAGTTGTCCCTTAATAGTGTTTAGTTTCTTTAACTTTTTATTTGCTCCTGTTACATCTTCTTGTTTCTTAGTTAGATCAGATACATCATTTTCCAACTGCTCATTTACCAAGACACAATCATCTGCCTCACCCATAAGAATATCAATCTTTCCTTTCTTCTCATCTATTCTTTGCCTACCTTGGGTTTCCAACTCTTCAATAAAGTTCTTTTGCATTTCAACTTTATCTTTAATATTATCTTTACTCAACTCTAAAGTTTTTATCTCATCCTTTTGATCTTTAATCTTTGTCTTCATAAGAGTATTCATAGCAGAAAAGATACGAATATCTAAAAGATCTTCAATTACATCTCTACGATTAGCACCAGTTAATTGCATAAAAGGCACAAAAGTACTACTACCCAGAATTACTATCTGAGTAAAAGATTTATAATTTACTTTAAGAATATTTTCTTCAAGCATCTTCTGCATAACACGATCATCTGCCTCCTTATGCATAGGATCGCCATTAACAATTATTAAAAAAAGATTAGGTTTTATTCCTCTTTTTACAATATATTCTTTATTATTAATACAGAATTCAACTTCAACTAAACAACCCTTTTCATTTGTACTGTTTATTAATTGACTTTTAGTAATTTTACGAAATGGTTTATTAAACAAACTAAAAGTTAAGGCATCAAGAACAGTAGATTTACCAGTTCCATTAGTACCAACAATTAAATTTGTAGCATTTTGTTGAAAATCAACCTCTGTAAAATGATCACCAGTAGATAGAAAATTTTTCCATCTAATTTTTTTAAAAATTATCATTAAGATTTAGGAGGAATAACAATATCATTGGGAGTTACGACAGTATACTTGTAATTATACCTCTTACATGTCATAATTGCAACATTATCATCAACTTGAATAACATCCATTGGATTATCATGGTAATCTTCCATCATCATAGCATATCTATTAGCATCATCTTCCTGCTGAAACATAAAAAGAACTTTTTCACCATACTTATTATGAACAGCATAAGCACCTTCTTCCTTTTCTGATCTTGTAGTGAGTAACCACATTAGTCTACCTCACAAGCCTCTGCATAAAGTTTCTGTAAAATACCCTTGATAATAGTCTTATCACATTCAAAATCACAATCATCAATATATCGATTCAAAAATGATAATGTATTTTCATCTTCTTCTGCTATAAAATCTTCACTCTCATTAAGAACATAATTTTCTATAATCTTTAATTCTTGTATTCCAGTAGAGTATAATTTATCTATAAATTTTTCAAATTGTTTTTGGTCGGTTTTCTTCCTTACAATTAGTTTTACAATTTTATTCTTTAATTCTTTAGTATTGAATAACTTATAATTATGATCCTCATAATAAACTTTATAGAATAACCTATACGGATTATTAACTGGAGTATGCTCTAATGTTTCTGTATCAAATATATGAAATCCTCTAGGATCACTTTCATCATTCCAAAACATCTCATAAGGATTACCAAGATAATAGATATTATCAACATTAGATCTTGTATGATAATGTCCAGAAAAAGTTTTCTTGAACTTTTTAAAGGGATTAATATCCATACCATGTTCCATTACATGACCACGAGTAGCAACAAATCCATTTAACTCAAGATGTCCCATAGCAACAGGTGCTTGTGACTTCTTAATCAGTCCAAGACTCATCTCCTTGTTTTCTTCATTAATCCAAGGAACAAGAAGAATATTCAATCCATCTATTGTTATAGATGTAGTTTCTGCATAAGTTATTACATTATCATATTCCTTTAATAACAGATCTATAGTATTAACTTCATTCGTATCCTTATAATAAGCAGTATGGTTTCCAACAACACTATGAAGTGTTATTCCCATATCTTGGAGCCTATCAAAGTAAGTCTCCTTCGCCCAATCAATAGACCATAAATCTACAGATCTACGATTATCGAATGTGTCACCCATGTCGATGACAGTATCGATTTTGTGTTCTTCCAAATATGGGAAAAAGACATTATCGTAAAACTTTTTGAAATAAGCATGAAAGTCTTTGGATCCTTTCCTAGCACCAAAGTGCTGATCGGTTATTATCGCTATCTTCATCTATTACCAGACTTATACTGAATATTATCTTTAATGGTATTATAATCAGAACTTGATGAGGTTAATGCTCCATCATCAACTACCATAACTTCATCATATCCAGTCTTCTCAATTATCTTTGTCTTAATTTCTAATTGCTTCTTCTCTTTCTGAATTCTTCTTAGAAAAGCATAATGAATAATCTGAGTAAAGTAAGCAAATGGATTCTTTGATTTATTTGGATCAAAGTTATGAATGTACTGTACACAATTCTCTATACCATCAGAGATCATATCATCTCTAAACATATAGTTTACAAAATTTGGTTTATAAGAAAGATGTGTAGCAATCTTTAAAAAACACTCTCCAAGATAATTACTAATTCTTGGTTTAGGTAAATCCTTTGTCTTTGCTACAGCTACTTGAGCACGATAATCTATCAATGCTGCTAAGAGTTCTTTATTGTTTACATAATGTTCTGATTTCTTCTTAGCCATAACATTAATATATCCTGTTTAATAATTGTTTATATTATAACATTATTTACTCGACTTGACAAGGTGGCAATTTATCTGTACAATACCCTTTGTGAGGGTTGGAGAGATAGATTTAGCTTTCTTTATGATTATTAGTACTATTATAAATTTTTTCTAGTTGTTGTCTAGCTTCTTCAACTGTTGTCAATAATCCCATACTTTGATTTATATTTACTCTTCCATCTATTTCTATATCTAATTCATTATCATTAAGGAATCTATCATAAAACTCAATCATTTGCTTATCTTTAATTTCAGTCATAGTCACAATCTTATCATATTTAATTAAGAATATATCTTCCTCTGGTATTTCTAACCAATTTTTTATTTTTACATATTGACCAGTAGGGTTATTAAAAACTTTTATGATTACTGGACTTTGGAGCATAATAATAGGATCTCCATCATTTTCATCAACAGATACCAATGCGAAGATTTCTTCCCCTGTTATTAATTTTATGACTCCGTGAAATTCTTCTTGCATTAGTTCTTGATTGGTATATTTACTATATCATAATTAAAATTCTCTTCGTTATAAACTTTGATCCTCTCAATTAAATGGTTTAATGTGTAATTCTTTCTTGACTTAGTGCTGATATCATCGGCAATATCATACAAAGTTGCTTTTACTTTTCCGTTTCCTTTTCTTAATACCCTGCCGATGGATTGGAGATTCCTAATCCGTGATTTG